TTACCCGCGCTTCAGACTTACCGTCCAGGTGCAGTGTCCCGATACCAGCTGGCCATCGATCGTCTCCGCCCCACCGTCATGTTGGGCAAGCGTCCCCGAGAACTTGATCGAGACGGTCTGCTGACTGCCACCGGGACGTGAGAAAAGGCCTTCGAGAGCGCCGTTCCCCGATACGGTGCCATTGATCACGGTGGTTCCCTGGAAGGGATCGAAAGCGAACGTCTTCCGTTCCACCGACATCAGTCCCTTGGAGGTCTGGCCGCATCCGTCGGATTTCGGCACCACTGGCCCCGTCCAGCGTCCCTCGAGTCCTATCAGGCCCATCACATTGCCCGATTGCAGCGCATCCGCCGCTTCGTTATGGCAGCCTGACACGACGAGGATCAGGCATCCCAAGAATAAATACCGCGACATGCGAAAAAATGCCTTGCCCACTCACCCCAGAATGGCGTATGTTTCCCGGCATGATGGCGAGTTGTGGCCCGCCGGCGGCATAGATGCCGCAGGGCGCTTTGCCGCTACGATCTTCGACGATTGATCGTTCATACGCACCGCTCCTTGCCAGCCCTATCAAGACATTATCGAATAAGTAAGTGGACCGCGACCGTCGCGCATCGATGGCATTTGCGCGGCCATGCATCGTATCGCCCACTCGCCATCCTCCATCGAGTTGTTAGGCGGCCCGAGGAAGTGAGCAGTCTGGACTATGCTGACCTCAGCGACGTTCGCGCCCACCCTAGCGGGGGAAGTGGATCGACGTGGGACGGTAAGAATTGGTCTTACCGATTGGTCGGCCCACGTCATGGCGCCGTCCGATCAGGTTCCTGCTGCGCACCATCGCCTGTTACTCGCCGAACTGGAGGCGCTGGCTTTCGGACGGATCGATCGGCTGATGGTGCTGATGCCGCCGGGTGCCGGAAAGTCGACCTATACGTCTGTGATCTTTCCAGCCTGGTGGTTCGCCCGACATCCTTCCAGTTCAGTCATTGCTGCTTCACACACCGCTGCTCTCGCCGAACACTTCAGCCGGCAAGTGCGGGGCCTCATTGGCGACGACACGTCGCCCCTGGGCAGTGCGTTGATGTCCGACAACCGCGCCGCCCGGCGCTGGCGATTGTCCACAGGCGGTCAGTACTTTGCGACCGGACTGCGGGGGTCGATCGCCGGGCGCCGCGCTGACCTGATCGTCATTGACGATCCGGTCAAATCTCAGGTCGAGGCGGATAGTCCCGCTGCCCGCGAACTCGCATGGAACTGGTACCGCTCCGACCTCATCACGAGGCTGACGCCCGGAGGCCGTGTCGTCTTAGTAATGACACGATGGCACGACGACGATCTGGGTGGCAGGCTTCTGGCTCAAAGTGGTCCCCAATGGCGAATTCTCCGACTCCCAGCTTTGGCCGAGACGAACGATCCCCTGCATCGCCCGACCGGTGGTCCACTTTGGCCGGAATGGGAAGATGCGGCCGCGCTTCTCCGCAAGCGCGAAGCTATCGGCGAGCGTGCGTGGAGCGCCATGTTCCAGCAATCACCGCGCTCCCAGGAAGGCGGCCTGTTCAAAGTCGACCGAATTCTAACACTCGATATGCCGCCCGACCTGGGGCAATTGCGTCCTGTCCGTGCCTGGGACCTCGCGGCAACATCTAAGGCCGACGACAATGATCCGGATTGGACGGTCGGCGTAAAGCTGCTCCGCGACGCTGGTGGCCGGTTCGTGGTCCTGGATGTGGTGCGTCTGCGCGGCACGGCGTGGCAGGTCGAGTGCATATTGGTCGACACCGCTCAGCGCGACGGCCCAGACGTCCTTGTATCGCTACCGCAGGACCCCGGTTCGGCCGGCAAGGTCGTTGTGTCGAGTTACGTCGCGCGGTTGGCAGGCTTTCAGGTCTTCGTCTCTCCCGAGACGGGTTCAAAGGCTCTTCGAGCCACGCCCGTCGCTGCTCAGATGGAAGCCGGCAATATTGCTATCGTTCGCGCCGATTGGAACACAGCTTTCATCAACGAGCTGCGTGACTTTCCACAAGGGCGTAAAGACGATCAGGTCGATGCACTGGCGCGCGCCTTCGCTCGCCTGGCTCCAACCGGCATTCCGGCCCGGCGGCTCGATGTGAATTTCCTCGCTCGATGAGCGTCAGCGTACCAGCGGAACCGGCGGCTCCGTGGTGGTTCTGAACGGCATTCACGGTCATCAGGACTTTAAATGTTTGAGACTATCTGCGATCTGATCCCGCGCGACAACGATTATGCGCCACGGACACGCATGCTCGACATCCTCAGGCGCGTGCTTGACGGAACATTCTACGATGTCATCCCATATCAGTTTCACGAGGAACGGGGCGCCGGTGGCGACTACATTCCTCTGCGCAGTCGTCGACCCTCGGTACGTTACGCGCTGTGCCGGGTCGTCGTAGAAGATAGTGTATCACTGCTGTTCAGCGAGGGACATTTCCCGACGATTGATTGCGCGGATGCGGACACACGGGCGGTGCTCGCAGACATCGTCAGGGACGCACGCCTTAACCAGGTGATGACTGATGCCGCAATCCGCGGTTCGGTAGGATCAGTTGCCCTGTTGTTGAGGGTTCTGCGCGGTCGTATATTTGTGAGTGTACAGGATACGACCTACCTGACGCCAACCTGGTCGGCCGACGAGCCTGACACGCTTGCGTCCGTTACAGAACGCTACAAAGTTGCTGGTCAGGTTCTCGTAGCCGCCGGGTACGACGATCTGGCAGACCCTACAGGTGATTTCTGGTTCACCCGCACATGGGATAGCGTCAGCGAGAATTGGTTCGTTCCGTCTCCCGTCGGAGACCCGGTTTCGTCCGTCATAGATGATCTGCGAAGCGTGCAGCACAATTTGGGCTTTGTGCCACTGGTGTGGGTCCGTAACTTGCCCGGTCTGTCATCTACCGGAAGCAGCGACGACGGGGCCTGTACCTTTCGCGCCGCCATTGAGACACAGATAGAGATCGACTATCAGCTCAGCCAAGCGGGTAGGGGACTGAAGTACAGCAGCGACCCAACGCTTCTAATCAAGGAGCCCGCTTCTACCGATAGTCAGATCATCAAAGGCGCCGGAAACGCCCTGGTGGTCAACGAAAATGGGGATGCGAAACTGCTGGAGATCGGCGGCACCGCGTCCGCAGCGGTTATTGAATATGTTCGGACACTGCGTGAATTTGCACTGGAAAGTGTCCATGGCAACCGAGCCAATGCCGACCGGCTCTCTGCCGCTCAGTCCGGCCGCGCGCTCGAATTGCTCAATCAGGGGCTGATATGGCTCGCTGATAATCTGCGCATCAGTTACGGTGAAGGTGCTCTGCTGCAGCTTGCCCGTATGATTTTACGCGCAGCACAAAGATATCCTCTAACGGTGATGGGCCAACCTACGCCGACATTGGATCCTGCAGCGCGGCTTTCATTGAAGTGGCCACGCTGGTACGCGCCAACCGCGGACGATCGCCAAAAGGACGCGCTGACACTCTCGACGTTGGCCGCCGCTGGTCAAATCAGCCGCGAGACGGCCGTGAAATCCATCGCAGACACATACGATATCGCGGATGTGGCGGATGAACTGGCACGCATTGCATCGGATGAGAAATCGGAAAGGACAATCTGATGTCGAATTCTCCCTTGCATGCAGCTGAGGATCCCAACACCGCACTCATGGTCGAGCTGCGCGCGCGCGCCGACTTGCTGGAGCGCCAGCTGACCGAATTGCAGCGCCATACTGAAGGTCGACTTGTGCGCTCCGAGCTGAAAGCTGAAGCTGTACGCGCGGGGATGATCGACTTGGACGGGCTTCGCCTGATCGATTTGCCGGCACTGAAGCTTAATGAGAGAGGCGAAGTCGAGGGGGCGGCTGCGCTGATGCAGGATCTGCGGAAGAGCAAACCCTGGCTCTTCGCGGCTGCGCTTCAGTCCTCTTCGTCAAATCCATCCAACCCGCCTCCGGCTACGCCACCGAAGCAGAAGATGGCCACCGAAATGACCGACGCAGAGTATCGCACGGCTCGTGCGGCCATCCTCAAGCAACGGCGCTGATACCGCTCGGCCCCGGCCGAATTTGTGATTCGAAGGAGCAATACCCGACATGCCCATCCAGAACTTCCCCGCGGCGTTGCAGCCGATCATCCAGCAGGGTTTCCTGGAGCGCGAATTCCAGCAGGCATTGCGCTCGCGCCTCGGTTACCGTGCTTGCGCGGATCGCGAGACTGTTGCCGTTGGCATCGGTGAGACGCTCACCAAGACCCGTGCTGGCCTGAAGCCGACCGTCACGACGCCGCTGGCACCAGCCACCAACACCAACCTCGACAACGGCCTGACGCCAACCAGTTGGGGTGTTGAGCAGTATACGCTGTCGATCAACCACTACGCAGCCACCACCGACCTCAACATGGTGACCAGCCGGGTCGGTATCGCCAGCCAGTTTCTGCAGAACGCTTACGTCAATGGCGAGCAGGCCGGGCGTAGCCTTGACGAGATCGCCCGTAATGCGCTGTTCAATGCGTATTTTGGCGGCAACACATCTGTGCGAGTTACACTCACCTCCGCAAGCGCGAGTCTCTCGGTCGACGATGTCCGCGGCTTCCAATTCGTCTTCGTGAACGGCGTGCAGACCGCAGTCAGTGCGACGAACACGATGCTGGTGACGGTCGGCGGCGAAGCCTATACGCTCATCGGGGCTTTGGCGGATGCCACCAGCGTGTCGACGGCGCCAAACGGCGTATCCGGCGCTCTGACTTTCGCCACCAGTGTTTCCGTCGCCGACGGTACTGCGGGCAACACCGTCACGGCAGCCACGGCTTCGGTGATCATCCGCCCGTCGCAGCGCGGAAACACGAGCCAACTGGTTGCGGGCGATACGCTAACCATGGGCAATCTTCTGGACGCGGTGTCGAAGCTTCGGGTGAATGCCGTACCGGAGATCGATGGTGTCTACAACTGCTATTTGGACCCGGTATCGGCCCGGCAGCTCTTCGCGGATCCCGACTTCAAGCAGCTCTTCCAGGGCGCAACCTCGATGAACCAGGTCTTTCGTCAGGGCATGGTGAATGGCTTCCTGGGCCTCCGCTTTATTCCAACAACCGAGGCATTTGTTCAGACGCATCCCACGATTCCCAGCCTGCTGGTTCGCCGCCCCATCATCTGTGGCCAAGGAGCCCTCATCGAGGGCGATTTTGCCGGCATGGCAGCCGACGATGTTGCACCTGCAGACTCGATTGTAACAATAGTCGACGATGTCGCGATGGTCACCCGTGAGCCGATCGATCGGTTGCAACAGATCATCGCTCAGTCCTGGTATTGGATCGGCGGGTTCTGCACGCCATCCGACACTACAACCAACTGGATGACGGTCCCGACCGCGACCAATGCCGCCTTCAAGCGCGCGGTGATGGTCGAACACATCGGCTGACAAGGCGGTTCCGCGACTCTGGATCCCAAGGAAATCACACCACAGGACGGAGCAGTTATGGCCAACGGCTCAATCATGCCATTCCGTCCCACCGGGACGATATTGGCATCGGCTACGACAGGATCGAGGTATGTGGCGCTCGCCGGCGGTGGCGACTCGGTCGTCGTCACGAACACGACCGGATCGCTCGCCTATGTCAGGTTCGGATCGGATGCGAATGTCGTAGCGACTGTCGCTGATATGCCGGTGCTGCCCAACTCCCGCGTCATGCTCGGTGTCAATTCTATCATCGGCTATGCGGCGGTGGTACTGGCAACAGGTGCGGGAAGCGTGTTGTTCACGCGCGGGGACGGGTCATATCTCTAATGTTCCTCGACTCCGAAAAGACTGACATCCGACGGTTCTGTGGTTACCCCGCCTATGGGGGCACCGCGGCGGGGTTCGAGAACTGGCGCTTTTATCAGGCCTACGGGTTGTTGGAGTTCCGGATGAACAACCTGTCTGCCGCTGAGGAAACTGTCGTCAGGCGATACCTGGCTAATCTCAATGTGCTTGAGGTGGCAGTTCCGATCGCGGCGCAAAATCTTGATACTGATCAGGCAGCCGTCTGGACGCATAACCGCGAGGAGGTTGCCGATCGCACGGCACTGCTCGACGACTGGCGGCGTCGGCTTTGTTCGTTCTTTGGGCTACCGCCGGGCGCGGGCCTCGCTTCCTCCGGCATCACGCTGTTGGTCTGAATGTCATTCGACCACATCCAGGACCGCATCCGTTGGGGGCTCAATGTTGCCGCCCGAAACATCGGGTCATCGACTGATGCCTACAGGCCATCAGGCATCGCCATGCCGATCGCGCCAACCAACCGGTTTCTGCGCCTCCATGCCGCCTTCAGTAGCCCGGATAGCCGATTCCTGAAGCCCAGCGGCTATGGATCCTCCATATGGCACGGCGTCTTTGACGCTGCCTACACGCAGGTCGGTGACTATCTGGTACAGAAAGGGAATATCTGGTTCATTGCCGCGCAGCAGGACTTACTCCCGGTGCTGTGCGTCAAGGCCGACCGCATCGTGTCATTCTCACGTCCCGACGCACCCTCCGCCACAGGTGTGAATGGTTATAGTGGCGTCACGGCTGACGCCAACACGCCTCTGCTAACGGACTGGCCCGCCAGTGTTCTGGGGGCTGGTGGCTCGGGACAGCCCAGTGCGGATCTCCCGTCGGACCAATCTGTGCCCTATTGGACTGTGCTGCTGCCAGCCTACGGAAACGTCATTCTCTTGCCGGCCGATCGGATGCAGGATGATTTGGGGCGAAATGCCACGGTTGCTGCAGCCGAGCTCACTTCTCTCGGTTGGCGTATAACCGTTCAGCAGACGAGCACCTGATGGCGGATCAATCTGACGTGGAGAACGAGCTCGTTGCGCTCGTCTCTTCGGCGCTATACCCGGGCGGTACTGGCTCCAGCAGTGTCCCTGGCCCTGTCTGCCGTATCTATCGAGGATGGCCGAAGGCAGCGGCACTTAACGCCGATCTTGCGGCCGGCCGGATAAACGTCACGGTCTTTCCTGCGGGCTCGGAGATGCGCAACACAACGCGCTATCCGAGTGAATGGACGACAGCAGAATCAGCACCCACATTAACGGTAGCCGTCGCCGGATCTGTCGTCACCTTCGGTGGCTCGGCGTCTTCCGCCCAATTGGCTGGTGTCCGCGTTGATGGGCGCAGCTACGCATATCGGACTACGGCAACTGACACGCCATCCTCGGTCGCTGCGAATATCGCAACTTTGGCACGCGCCGATGGGGCCGTGGTGCAATCATATGCCACGCTTACCTTTGAAAATGCCGGTGAAGTACTGGCGCGCGTTGTCGCCGATGCGTCGGGCCTTATGGAAGTTCGCCGCCAAACGCAGGGGTTTCGAATCATCTGCTGGTGTCCTTCGCCGTCGCTGCGCGACACCGTGGCGGTTGCGATCGATACGGTGCTAGCTACGGTGCACTTCATAACAATGCCGGATGGCACTGCAGCCAGGCTTATATTTTCCGGAAGCACCGTGCTTGACCAATCTCAGGATGCCATCTTGTACCGCCGTGACCTGACCTACGCAGTGGAATATGCGACGACGATTACTGCTGTGCAGCCTTCTATGCTGTTTGGCAGTCTCGGTCTGAATGCCGCGAACTTTATCGCGTAAACCGGAGATATCATGGAATTGCATCTGGTCGTTGTGAGGCCGTTCAGCGGCTTTGCGAGGGGCGACGCTGTCACCGATGAAGGACGCATCGCCGAGATCCTGCGCGGTGAGCAGGCGGCCCACGTCGTACGCGTTGTCGTGCCATCGCAGAAGGAGGGCTGA